CCAGTGATAATAGCCCTCTTGAAAATGTATTCCAAGTCAAACCCGAAGATGTTCCAGCCAGTCATCACATCCACATCATGTTTAATGAGATAATCCTTGAACCCCATGAGAAGTTCCTTTTCAGTAGGGTAACTCACAATGGTACAGTCCTCGCGGGAAGTAGTTTCCTTGTAGCACAAGCACGTCCTGTCGTAAATCTCAGAGGACCCTTGGTGCTTCAGGGTAATCGCAATCTGAAAACAGGCATCGTCTTGGATATCCGCGTCAGGAAACTTTCCAGTAGAGCTGTTAGTCTCAATATCAAACGATGCGATGATGAATGGCGCAATGTCATCGCGAGCTACTGGTTTCAGATCTTTCCAATCGTTGCAGAACAGGTCAATGTCAGTCTTGGCGAGTTGGGACCTGACACACTTTGTACCGCTATCGAGCCATCCTGTTGACTGAATACCGGATCGATGCATCAGACGAAGCATAGGCTCGAGATTCGACTCGTACACTTTGAGTGTGAAAGTTTCGCCTCTCAGAGGGTACCTCAACTTGCAATCACACATCTTCATTGCTGCAAGTGTGGGAAAATTGAGCTTCATAAATGTAAACTTTTCATTATTTTGAAACCCCCAAAGATCTTTGGAAAGTACAAGTTGATAACTTTTCAAAGCCGGGCAGACTGTTTTGATTTTATTATAAATCTCTTGGACACGCGCCTCGGTTGTACTCTTGCCAAGTTTTATGAAGAAATAGGGCTGAAATGAAGTCGATACGCACACTGATTTACCATTCTCTGAGCGACCAAAAATATTGATAATGTGGTCGGTGTCCTCAAAGTCGCTTGCTTCCCACGTTAATGCAGCAAACACAACCATTTTCTCTTTGATAAGTAGCGTCCAAAACTTTTAATATATTTCTATAGTAATATAAATGTCAGGGGCACTTGTTGAACTTGTTGCAAAAGGCGTCCAGGATGCCTACCTTACCGGCGATCCAGAAGTTTCTTTCTTTCATCAGGCGTACAAACGTCATACAAACTTTGCCCAGAAGCCAGTTCCGGTTCAGTACACTGGAACATTTGGACCAAATCAGCAGATTAATATGAAGTTGCTTAATAAAGGTGATCTTCTTGGATACATTTGGATAGATTTAAGTAATACAAGCCTACAAGCTAATCATTTGAATGCTTCTACTTTTGAACTTTATATTGGCGGACAACTTATTGATCGTCAAATTGGTGATTATTGTCTCTATTTTTGGCAAAAGTTTCTTGTAGATTCTAGCGCAAAAGGATTTGCTTTACAAGGTACTAATCAAACGACAAACGCACCATTAACTTCTATTAACGTAAGTAAATGGTTTCCTCTCCATTTCTTCTTCTGTGATTCATGTTATTTACCGCTTGTAGCTCTTCAATATCACGAAGTTGAAATACGTATATCGTGTGGTAGTGATATGCCGACTCCTAATAAACAACCTAGTATTTTTGCCAACTATATTGTACTTGATACATTAGAACGAACTAGTATATCTAATAAAGAACATAATCTTCTTATCGAACAAGTTCAAAGTGTTTTATTAAATTCAGAACGAAGCAGTTCATCTAATAAATTTGATTTAAGTTTTTTAAATCACCCGGTTAAATGTCTCTTATGGGGATCTTCATCTGGAGATACTAATACTTCTTATCTGTTAACAAATCAAGTACAATTGTATCTTAACGGAACTGAAATTTTTGAATCACCAATGTCTGATATTTATTTTTCAAGTGTACAAAATTATTATCATTCTGAATTTGCATCTGTTTTAATGGGAGATTCTAATTCAACTAGATCACAAACAAGTGACGGTTCTGGAGGAAATCTTAAAATGTATTCTTTCGCTCTCAAAGCAAACAAACATCAACCTTGTGGAACATGTAACTTTAGCCGTCTTGACACAGCCAGTCTCAATTTTGGATCTGTAATACATGGTAATGTATTACATGACAACTTATACGCAGTCAACTTTAACATTTTCCGGATAAAAGATGGTCTCGGAGGTCTTGCATTCAGTAGTTAAATATTTGTTAGTACTAATGGATGCAGAGTTGTCTCTTTTGTTGACTTTTTTATTAATGGGTATCATATTAGGAATTTTATTAAAATACGTCTGGAATCCGTTTACAAGTCCCCAGTGTAAACCAGACAACCGTGTCAAAACTTGGACGAGTGACTGCAAACCCGCGACATGTTCTGATTCAGGTGCTTACGCACGAGACAATTGCGTCAGATATCATCATTGTGATCAACAGTTTGGTCCCGATTACACAGCGTTTGATAGTAACCCTAGAAATGAATGGATTAAAACATTTACAAAGGAACAATGTTTACAACCTTGTACAAAGGAAGATACATCTTGTTTGTATCCTGGTGGGTCATATTGCTGGGATGATGATTTTGAAAGGTGTTTCAACGTGCGTTAAATACTGGTAATATAGATGCTACTGAAACTCCGTGTGTCTCTAGCGGAGCCTGAGCCGGAGGTGGAGGGGGAGCTGGAGCCTCGATATCGGGTTCTTGATGAGAAGGTTGCTTCTTTTCCTCTTCGCCCTCAACCATGACACCTTCGTCCACATAGGTTCCGTCGCGAATCTTTTTGATGTCAACCATCAACTTTTTCAAAATTGAATTATTTGTCGTCTCAAAAATTTTAATCAACGATGCTAAAGCGTTCACCCCGGCTCCGACCCACACGAGCGCTTTAATATTGTATCCTGCTGCAATGGTAGTGAGTAAAATACCAGACGTCTGAACAACATGAAAAATGTAAATAAGAATTGTGTTGCTATAGTTGAGACACTGTCTCTTGGAAAGGAAACGTTTGAGATCTGCAAGTTGATTCGCATCAAATATGTTACTTATTTCAAGAGCAATCTCCTGTTTGGTTGTCATTTTATTTTATGCACATATAATAAAATGTCAGCTTGGATTCCAGCCAATGCGTTATTACAGATACCCTATAGCAAACTAAACTATTCCCACGCGCTTAACAATGTTCCAAATTCAGGGACCCGAAACCAAAACTTTAAAAACGCAGTCGACTCAAATCGTAATCACGGAACTCGTATGGGTGGACAAACCACGTATGGAGCAGTTACCAAGATTGGTGGAAAGTTTGTCAAGAAGACAATGAAATTTCCAATTAATAATCAAAGTACAGATTATTTAAAAATTTTTCTGAATGAGATTCGGGTTGGAGCAATGCCCGGTATAAAAGAGGTTGGTCCCAAAATTTACGCATGGAGGGTCAATCGTAATGCACAGGGTCAAGCCACGTCGGGTGAGTACATTATGGATGACTTTACCGTTGCTCCACCCAATTACACAACAGTTCCATTCCTTGATTATACGAGAAAAGTTTTAAAAAATGTGTGCCCAGCGCCCCAGAGTAACTTTTATCAAAAGTTGAAAGAGTCGCTGACCAAGTTTTGGAAGATTACAAAGGGGTACCACGGCGATCTCCATGCTGGAAATATGGCGATCATGTATGAAAATTCGTCACTCGATGTCGAAAAGTTTATAATTTTTGATTATGGTTCTCACAAAAAATTTAAAACAGCCACAAATGAAAATACATGTTTTGATCGATTTATCTACATTATTGACACGGAGTTTAAAAATAGATACTCCAAAAATACTGTCATGCGAGGGTACTATCCAGAGAATACAAAAATAAAAATGGTGGCTCCAAGACGGGGACAGATTATACGATCAAATACACAGATGCTTCGAACATATAATTTAGGCGGGTACAAAAATCGTCTGAACAAGAGTCTCATGGCATCCATGCATCCAGAAAATTACATGCGTCGTCTCGCTAAATCTGTCAAGGTGTACAAAAAAGGTAAAACTGGTAATAATATATTTGTACAACGTTCCAATATGATGAATGCTGTGAAACAATCTGGTATCCCTATACGACCTCGTAATAGACTTGTGTACATGTCTATGAAAAGTTATCCAGAGAAAACACAATCACAAATAATTACAGCTCTGCGCAACCACTTTAAAAACTACAACAGCAGAAAGTATGATGAAAATAACAGGAAAGGACACTTGTTTTTACCAACTGTTCGAAAATCAGAATTTATGAGAATGCTCAACAATTTAAAAAAGGAAACTCCTCCAGCATCCACAGTTAACGCTGAAAAACTATTCAAAACTTTGAAATCTATTGTTAAGAAGAAAGAACCGAGTGCAAGTACTCCAAATGTTATCAAGGTTCTGAAAAAAATGCGACCATCCAATTTCCAACAAATGAAGATTTCGAATGCAAATTATAATAAAATGTTAGAGTACATCAAGTAGATGCAGATATTTGTGAAAACGCTTACAGGCAAAACAATTACGCTCGAAGTCGAATCAAATGATACAGTTGAAAATATCAAAGTGAAAATCCAAGATAAAGAGGGAATTCCACCAGATCAGCAACGTCTCATATTTGCTGGTAAACAACTTGAGGATAATAGGACACTTTCGGATTACAACATTCAGAAAGAGTCGACGCTTCATCTTGTTCTCAGACTTCGTGGAGGAACATTTCATTAATTCTAGGTATATTTTCAGGGTCTGCAGGATCCCACAACTTTTCTACAGACTGTCGATGCCAGTACAAAAGTTTTGCAACCATTCGAAGATGAGTCAACGCGCGTGATTTGCGTAACAGGTACCATGCATTGTAATCGCAAAAAGCCTGTAAGAGTCCATCCTCTTCCTGTTCCTGGTACCGTTCAGGAAAATGTTCCATTCTCCATTGCATTGTGTTGACAACAATATTTGACATGTCAAAGAGAGCCTTGTACGAATCGAATTGTATGTGGCGCCTACGCGTTCTCATAAAGAGATTGTTATCAGCTCCAAGAATTATAGTGTACTTTGAATCTGAAATAATTATCGCCATATTATATAAATGAAACTCATCTTTATTATTGCTCTGGTACTTTTTGTTTTTTTTGTATTAAAAATGCCCTCTGCGTCTTGTAAACAGGAGGCACATTGGGACAAGCACTATGACCACGTTGTTCCGCGTGAATATCCAGTGTACCTCGATGCCCAGACTCCATACTACAATGAGCAAATAATGTACAGTGAGTGGCCTCAAGAAATATCTTCTTCGTTGTAATTAATGAATATCATCAACGTACTTGTTATTGGACTTCTTGTGGTTCTCGTTTTTCTTGCACTTCGCCCAACTCCTCAAGTGAAAGAGGTTACATTTATTGAGGAAAGAGAACCAAATTACTGGGGTCTTCGTACTGGCTGGCCTGTGACATGGAACTTTGACTGGGGCGGTGGTCCAGGCTACGATCGTCACGAGATTGTTACTCATCGAGGACCTTACAATCCAGGAGGGCACCGCCGTGATCGCCCCAATCACCGTTGAACGATCATTTGAGTGCTTTGCACTCGATGTCTAAACCAAACTTTTTATTCATATAACGAATAGCTTCTTTGAGACTTGGTTTCGACCAAAGGAGCCAACGTGACCAAAATCCAGCCGTGTTAATACCACCGCGAGTCCAATTTTCTCGGGAACGATGTCTTATGACATAAAGACGCATTCTATTTGAGTCTTTATGTTGTGTAAAATCTTGATACCCTTGAGCACCAAAATTAACTGAACGACCATTTTCTAGGACGACTCGAAACTTTTTTTCAGAATGGGGGCTTTTGGTTAAAAGTACTTTTGTCATTTACAATTACGCTAGATGTTTTCTACACACCGCCTTGTATATATCAGAGGCGCCTACCAACTCCTGGAGCGTGTTCCCTACTGTCCTCTTTGTAAAAGGTCCCAGGGTCCCGTCGAGACACTCCATGCACAGCGCCTTGAGCTTGGTCACGTCATCCGCCATTGGAATCAGGGAGAGTATGTCCCCGAATACTTGCTGTCGAAAGTCTCCATCCAGTCCTGCGAGTATCACGTGCTTCTTGTCCTTCATAGCCTGTTCTACAAAAAAGCGGAGGTTCCCAAAAAACTGCGCTTCATCAACTGCAATCACCTTGGCATTTTGGTACGCCAGTGTGGCTGCAACTTCAAGAAGGTCATTTGTCTTGAGACATTCAAAAGTCTCCTTGTCATGTGTTTCTACTACACTCTCTACATTTCTAGTATCTTTTTTTGAATTTATAACGAGGATTCGGTCACCTATGACTCGGTGACGTTTTAGTCTACGAATAAGCTCGGATGATTTACCAGAGAACATGCTCCCAATAATAATTTCAAGGTGTCCGCACATTCTTTCTAATCACTGGTATTTGAACGTTTAACTTCGAGTAAATGCTGCGCTCCGCAATCACTCTGTGAAACAATATGTGTAAAATATGGGTTGTATGGATACTCTGCAAGTATCTTTTCGAGATAGTACTTCATGGTATCAGACTTTGATCCGCTAAGATGATACCGAACGGAATTGTTTTCATAAAAAGTGGTAATCATAATACGATACTCATCATTGGCTTCATGATATGTCTTTGGTGGAAGAGGTGGATCAAAAGAATCCATGCGCTTTTTGAGCATGCGAAGTGCTTTGGGTAGACGATGCTCCTTGCCCCACACCTCAACCACACCGCGTTTAAAGTCGTACCAGAGGTAATCGCACTTGGAGAGCTCCGTCATGCGCTTGAGATGACATCCCTCCTTGCCAATGAAAACTTCGGGTTTGATGTACTTGGGAAGGTTGATCTGAGTGTAGAACGCGTTAGGAGGATCGTATTCGGGCATTGTTATTCGTCTTTTATTATTAGTTTCTTTTTTTCCTAAGTACTTTTAAGACGCGTTTTTTTTTTGCTTGTGTATTGTATGGCTGATGATCAGCAAGGCAAGAAAAAAAAGACACCTCGTATTTGGCACGAACAACATGAAAGAATTTTAAAAGAGTGGGGAGAATCATGTTCATGTTACCGTCTCATGCATTTCAAGGCGTATCAGATAAACAAGGTTTGGAGCATGGGATTCACGCTTCCCGTTATTATAATAAGCACAGTAACTGGAACAGCCAACTTTGCACAGAGCACTTTTCCAAAAGATTGGACTGCATATGTTCCATCTATAATAGGCGCCTTCAACTTGTTCGCCGCCATCATGACAACTGTTGCACAATTTCTCAAGGTGACCGAGTTGATGGAGAGTCATCGAGTCACGAGTATCCAATATGGCAAGTTGGCGCGTAAAATTCGTCTCGAATTGGCGCTTCCTAGATTGGATAGAGCGCAGCATGGTGAGAACATGGTGGAAATATGTCGAGCCGAGTATGACAGACTCATCGAACAGTCTCCACCTGTTTCAAAAGGTGTCATTCTAAAGTTTGAGAAACAGTATCCACCCACAAGTAATGTTTTCTCAACACCCGAGTTGACAAATGTTCGACCAATCGAATTGTTTGACAATGAAAAAGAAGAGGAACGTGCAAAGAAAAAGAATGAACAAGTGCGTCTTGAAAATAATACAGCTATTCAACGTTTAGCAAAGTATCAACCGACCCGACAAGCTTTAATATCAGAATTAACTGAACTTAGTCGACAAAATCTTGTTACAAATAGAGGTCTTGTAATACATTCACACCCTGCTGATGAATCTATGTTTGAAGATGAAGACATCGAAATTAGAATTGAACATTAATATTTTTAAATTGTAACATGTCAAGATTTATAGTATTGTACTTCAAATGATAATATAAATTATTTTTTATAACTTTGGGATTTATAGACTTTTTGAATTCCAACTTTAAAAATGAATCAGCTGGTACAATCTTTTCATTCTCTTTTTTTGCTAAAAGAAGAATACTGTTGTCATTGAATGAAATGAGATACTCATATGGAATAAAAGACTTGTTTATTTGCATTCCATTGTCGTAAAGTACAAAATCTTCAAATATTTGTTTCCTGTAATGGAAAAATTTTTTAAAAATAGAATACAAGTAGTGCACAATAATCTGAAACACAGACCTTGAAATTTTTATTTGCTTGATATCATTATCAGTTATAGTCATTGGTACACAGACAAATGAAGGTTTTCTCTTCAGTTTCATTATTATACTTCAAAATGTTTATTTAAATTTCGAATTTTATAAATTATGTAAATGAGGAGAACAAGCAAAATCAAATTAAAAGCTATACCAGTTAATAAGTAAGGGAAAGCCTTTTTCTTCATTGGTTTTATAACACGATCTTGAAGTGCGTCATTTTCGAAAATCATATCTATTGCTTCATTAGTAAGTTGATCCATGGATCGTTTTGTTACTATTAGAATACAAAAAATAAATGAAGAAATAATCGGGAGGGAAGTTTACATCAAAAACATACAAAGTCTTCTAGAGTCAAACGCCTCATTTTGTGTATATGGGGACACTGGCGTTGGAAAAACTTGTTTAGTGGAACACATTTTGTATGATAAAAATTATATAGAGTTGACATCCGAGTTGCTCAAGAGTACATCATTTTTAGAAAGAATCAAAGGTACTAAAGTTCATGTTCTTGTGGATGACTTGGATGTTTCCGAACCTTTGTCACTCGGATCCACAATAATAGTTTCAAACAAAATTGTAGAAAATTTTAATTGTATGAAGATTGAACCTTTGTCCCTTGAGGATACCATTTCAATTGGAATGAAAAAGTTTCCAAATCTAAAAAGAGATCGAATTGAAGAAGCTGCCCTTGAAGCAAATGGCAATATTCGAAACTTTTTATATTCACTCGACAACTTTGAAGACCTCAGAGACTTGTTTATGACTCCCAAAGATATTGCTCATAGTTTGATTTGCAAAGGAGGTGAACTGAATCCTAGTGATTACATTGGTGAAACAATTTCAGAACATGGATACACATGGGGAATAATTCATGAAAATTATTTAGATGCCAACGCCAAAAACTTTGATGACTTGGCGGACTGTATGTCAATTGCTGACATACAAGATGAAGAATTGTATAATGGTTACTCATACACAAGCATTTTTAGTCTCTCTGGTGTCATTATACCAGCCATTTCTATTAATCATTCACTCGACAGGGAAACTATTCGACCAGGAAGTGCATGGACAAAGTTTAATAATTTCAAGATGAGATATCACAGGTACCAATCGCTTACAAACAGAAAAATTTCAGCAAAAATGGATGTTGATTCACTCATGGTTATTTCTCAGTACTGTAAAAATGATCAACCCAAGGCGCTCGAAATAATGAAACTATATGGATTTGAAACTGCTGATGTTGACATGATGAATCACATCTCACTTGGTAATAAAATTAAACCACGTGTTCTTCAAAACATTAAGAAACTTCTTGGTAAAGAGTAAATGAAGACGTGGTTGTGGTTCTTACTTTTAGCTATACTTGTCAGCATTGTCTTCAGAATGGCAAAAAAGGAGTTTGCCAATAGAAAGTCCAGGTTGCACAGACACGGGTTTCAGGTTCTCGATTGTTTATCTGATAGTGATGTCAACTACCTCAAGAGTCAATGGGATGCAAATAACACAAAACAAATTAAAAAGTTTTTACATGAACATCCAATTGTTCTCAAACAAATTCAGACACTTTTAGGATCATCTTATGTGTTTCAGGATTACATCTTGATGATTGAAAAATCAAGGATCCACACATGTCACAGAGATCTCAATGCTCAACAATTTAACCCGGATGTAAAATACCCTTCATACACAATACTCTTTTATCTTGAAGATATGGAGAGGTGTCTCGATGTTATTCCAAAGAGTGATCAGTCACAATTCGGTGTATACCTTACTGATGAAACAAAAAGTATTCAGTGTCGTCCCGGAAATGCTATCCTCTTTAATTCGGGACTCATACATGCTGGATCTATAAATGAAAAACCCAACAACAAAAGAATACAGATGAAGTTGACACACAAAGATGATGTTAAGAATATTGAATTTTTTGAAGGGTACAACAAAAAGTTGGACAGTGTGAATAATGCACCTGAAGTTTTCACATCTGTTCAAAAGCACATGAGTTGCCAAGTTCCCATAGTGAGTGACCTTTTCAAAAGTTCGGCTGCTAAACCAATTGAAAAAGCGTTTTCAGCTATAATGTATGGAAATGAAAACTTTTACGACTTGAAAGATGTTAAATAAAAATAATAAATTTATTGAGACAAACAAATGAAATCTGAAGACGTTATTCTTGCTGTTTATATAGCAACAAGTGCTCTCGATGAAGAGAATCGTAAAAAATTTCTAGAAAACTTTCTTTTTACACTTCAGGTACAATTTCCTACAGAGACAAAACTTATTAATGCCTTGACTGCTTATCTCTGAAACGCTTGATGAGAACCAAGAGACCAACAACTATAAAAAATATACACAAGTATGTGTACCAATTGTAGCCTTCTTTTCCAACAACTTGGGGATAGACCCTCTTCATTCGCTCATAATCTATAACAGGCAGCGGAGCATTCATTACTTTTTACAAATATTTTTGTGTCTCAAATTTACCCACGACAAAAAGAAACTACTTGGTAATCGAGTGATCCGCACTCAGTAAAAGGAACTTGGTAATCGAGTGCTCCGCACTCAGTAAAATGAACATCTTCTTTTTGTCTCTCAATGTCAAAGAGTGTGCCAAGTTGTACTGTGATCAACATGTTATAAAAATTCTTCTTGAAATTGTTCAAATGTTGTACACTGCGTGGCACATATCTGGTGTTCCCGAAAACTGGAATCCTCCTCGAGCCAAGAATGGGTCCAAGGGGTACAAGATTGCTCACCCGAATCATCCTATGTGTATGTGGGTTCGCTCCTCGCGATCCACATATATGTTTACGGTTCGGCTCGGTATGGCGCTTGCACTCGAGTACAATCGCCGGTTTGGAAAGTGTCATGCATGCACAAAACACATTGTTTGGTTATCTCGTAACGTCCCACCAAAGTTTACATTTATGTGGAGTCCCAAGGCGTACTACGGAAAGTTTGCAATTCCTCAATGCATGCCTGTAGAACATCATCAAGTTGACCCAATCAAGGCGTACCACTCATATTACAAGACTAAAACATTTGGTAGATGGACTATTTAAAACTTAAAAATATTAGAATTGAAATTAAAACAAAAGTTACAAGTTCCCAAGCAGAAATTTCATATCCAAAAACTTTTACAACTTTGAAAGATAACAAGTTATCCAAACTTTTTTGTCCCGTTGAATTAAAAGTATCTTTTCCAAAAAAGTTTATACTTTTTCTATTTTCACTTGTTTTTTCATCTGCCCAAAAAATATTTTTATTCGACTTGTACACATGTAAATTAGATTCCATGTTCCATTGAAGATCTATGTGCCAATTGAGTTTCATATTGGAAAGTTTTTCAAGCCCACTTTTATTTATGAGGTAGGCAGCTGTACTCCCACCAGTTGGATCATTTGAATTATTTTTACAAAAGTCACAATGAAGTTTTATAATGTCCCAATCTTTTGGAGTCTCTGAAATAATTTTTTTAATTTCAAGATTCAGATCCGGAACAAGTGGGTACACATCATCTTCGAGAACTAAAACAAGTTGAGAACCTTTTTCATACAACTTTTTAGCAAGAAGAATATGAGACAATCCACACCCAATGACTCCATTGGGACATGAATCTCTGCATGTATCCGTAAGATGCTCCGAATACTCTAAATGTTGTCCATTTTTCGAATCAATACCGGAGAACCTCTGTGGAAAAACCCCAGATTCCATGAGGTATGGTCGCTGTTTGTAAAAGTTGTCAATGGACCTATCCAAGTTTATCACGTGACACTCCATCTTAGAATATCTAAAGATTTTAGTTTCTAAATTATTAAAATGGAGACTCTTTACTCAAAAGACAAGAGCGGTAAGGTGAGGTACTGGAAAATTTTTGTTGAGGATGATGCCAATGGAGTTTTCATTGTACGTAAATATGGTCAGATTGATGGAAAGGAAACTGTTACTTCAACTGAAATTACTTCTGGTAAAAACATCGGTCGTTCAAATGAGACTACAAAACTTGAGCAGGCTACCCTCGAAGCAAAGAGTCTCTACAAGAAACAAATAGAGGCTGGATTCACTCCTGATAGGAATGCTCTGATTGATCAAGTAATTGTGTTACCAATGCTTGCCAACAAGTGGGAGGATCGCGCTCATAACATTTCAGAGCCCTTCTTTGTGCAGCCAAAGTTGGATGGTGTCCGAATGATTATTGGAAGGCATCAAGGAGAGGTGAAGACTCTGAGTCGAACCGGAAAAGTTTTCAAGATGCCCCACATTGAACAACTTGTTGCCCCACTTTTACAAGATGGTCAGTTTCTTGATGGAGAACTTTTCTCGGATGAGTTGACGTTTCAGGAAATTACCGGAGTCTGTGGAGCCAAGAAGAATACTTCACACAACTTGTCCAAGATTAAGTTTCATGTGTTTGATTATTTCGATGTGAACAATCTTGATGAACCTTTTGAGGAGCGAATGAAAAAACTTTTTCAATTTGAAAAAGTTGTCAACCTTGTTCCAACTTTTAAAATTCTCAAGAAGAGTGAGGTCCAGACGTGGCACGACAAGTTTGCATCCGAGGGTCATGAAGGTATTATGGTTCGGCACTCCCAAGGAAAGTACGCTTTGAATCAAAGGAGTAATCATCTCTTGAAGTACAAGGCATTTCAGACGGAGGAGTACCTCATCATCGGAGCATCAGAAGGCAAGGGTCCTGATGCTGGGACTGTTATTTGGGAGTGTGGATGTCCCAAGGGTTCATTTAGTGTTCGTCCCAAGGGAACTCGTGCACAGAGAACTTATTGGTTTCAAAATTATGAAAAGTTTCTTGGAAAAAAGTTGACAGTTCAGTTTCAGAATCTTACAGATGGAGGTCTACCACGTTTTCCAGTGGGACTTGCAATTAGGGATTATGAATGAAAAGATAATTGTTTTCAGGTCTAGGTAAAACAGTGTTGTATCCCATTTCTTTTAAATATTGAACAATAGGAGATGCTTCAAAATCAAAGATTTCAATATACATGGATGGTTTATGTTTTCTGATTGTGTTTTCAGCTCCTAAAAGTACTTTATATTCATGTGTTTCAACATCAATTTTCATTATACTTGGAGTACCTTTATAAACATCATCAAGTTTTTTAATTGTAACAGGTATACCTTCTGGTATATATGCATCAGAAAACGTCATGGAACATCCTCCATAATTTGTACAATTAAACTTTTCAGGTTTTGGCTTGTAAATTAAAATTTCAGAATCTTCATTTGATAATCCAAAAGGATACACCTTTACGGGATTCTTTAAATTATTCTGTGAAATATTTTTTGTTATCACCTTGTGGAACAATGGTTCAAATGTATGAACTGATCCATAATCAGAATACATTAATGAGTTGTATCCAATGTTACCACCAATATCAATTATATCAGTACCTGGTTTATATATATGAGGTAAATCAGATCGCATCCACTGATCCCACTCGTATCCACGCTCTAGGCATAATCTGATGTATAAATCATCGCAAATGACATCAACATCATATTTATCCACTTTTATAGTTTTTGTTGATACATCCATCTTTTAATATAAAGACGTACTTCTTTATATTAAATGTTTACATAATTTAAATGTCAGTTCCTAAAAATACCGCACTATATGAAAAAGTCAAGCGTTTTATTTATAAAAAGTATCCACAGCATTCAGCGTACCGCAGTGGGCTCCTTGTCAAAAAGTACAAGGAACTTGGAGGCACATACCTCGGAAAACGAAAGGGACCACTCGCTCGATGGTTCAAGGAGGACTGGAAATCAGACACGGGACACTATGGGTACACAAGCAAATCTTCAGTGTATCGACCAACAAAAAGAATTTCAAAAAAGACTCCAACAACTTTTTCAGAATTGTCACGAAAAGAAATTCTCAGAGCCAAGAGGGAAAAGTATCGCACGGGTCATGTCAACTTGTTTAATTCTCAAAATTACTAGACTCATTATTTGAATTTCTTTTCAAGTTTTGTAACCTGTTTTCAAGTTTGGGGGCGTTGTTTTTTAAAAGTTCAATCTTGGCAGAGTAGATTCGTGTACCATTTTTATTTGTTCGGATGTGTCTAAAATTTGTAAACTGGGTATTCCTCTGTATCAATGTCTCAAACTCATAGTTGTGTGTATTCTTGATATGATGCCTCTTTATATGTGGAGGAAGTGTGAAAACTATAACAATGTCACCAAATTCTTTTGCAATATTCAAGTTTGAAGAGGCTGATGTAAATGCACGACTCTTGAGAACTTTTGGAACACCTGATAAAGTGATACCACGGTACAGATTTACAGAATTTCCTGGTTTCATAAGACTATTCAAATTTTGTATATTTTTGTTGTACTTGTTTGTACGGGGACGCTCACCACGCAACATTGGATTAATCTTGGAATTGAGACCGCCGTGTTGATAACGCTTGACTACATTCATTTATTATTAAGTATTTATTTTTTAATCAGACCCATTTTTTGTTTGCTGTCAATGTCGCTGGTTCTATACTCAGACTGTTTCTATAATTTTGGAATGGATAAAAAAATTTATCTTTACTCGAGTGCCAGTTCAGTTTATAATAATATATTATTTATTTTGTTATCTTATTGAGACGATTTTTAATTTTCTTTGCCAACTGCGCTTGATTGTACTCCATTTGGTTTTGGAGCATACGTAAGCGTTGTTGTTTCTCAACATTGGTTGCATATTGAGACAACCAATTTTGAATGGTGTTATGACCTCGTGTGTATCGACCACCTTTATTGATTGGTAAATGCGCGGGTATTCTTCCTGTCATTCGGCTAATTTTAACATTGACAGGTTTACGACCAATGTTACGAGGAAGCATATTTTTTACAACTCGTTTCTGAGAAGGTTTGCGAACATTTCTTCTTGCCACGGAAAGTTTTAACGCACTCAATCCATTCAAATACTTTTTTATATTTGTATTGACTACATTACCTGGAATATGCATTTATATACAATTTTATTTTTTTTGATTACACCCATTTTTCATTTAATAATTTAGCGCGGGCGTTTTGAACCTTTATAGGTTGCTTCTTCCAAAAAGAGCGATGATCTTTTTCATAAAGTTCCCAGTTGTCAAGTGACGCAGTATCACTACTTGGTGTATCAGCACCTGGAGCCAAGTTTGTGTGAAGAATCATGGTACACTTTTCAAACTCCTTGTCATAGAGACATGCGATAGTGTATCCAATGTCAAACTTTTCCGCACTGACTTCAACCCAAATATGCCAACAAGTTTCTTTATTTATGGAACAATAACCTTGGACCAACTTGGTTTGGTAACCACTTTTTGCAAGTATCTCATTCAATAAAATAGGTGCAGCAATTCCGCATGAATCTATTTTATGAAGTTTAAGTTTTAGAGCGAGTCTCTTTTGGATAAAGGACGCCATTAAATTTTAAGTGTTCTTTGTTTTTAAGTTCCACATCCACACCCTTTTGGTTTTGGACGGGGCTTTGGTTTCGTTTTAATTTTTTTCGGAGCTTTTTTCATTTAGATACTTGAAGAATTTTTTGCCTAGTCCTCATCCACCTCAACCTCTTCCTCCTCATCCTCAACATCCTCCTGTGGAGGAGCCTCGACATTCTTGAAGGCAAAGCGAGGAAGCTTCTTGGAAGGCTCGAGAAGAACCTGGAGGAGGCGAACACTGACACCAAACTTGTTATCAATGAACCAAATCTGATTGATATCAATGATGCACGTCACTTTCTGCCCCTTCTCAATGGCAGTCATATCGACATTCTCGCGGTTGTAGTTGTACGCCTCCGGGACAAACTCGCCAGTCTTTGGATCGCTGAGCACCTTGAGCTTCAGGGTTCCAGGATAATCACCCTTTCCAGGCTTGACCATTGGCTTGTACAGCGCCTCCTTGATGACGGGGATGCCATACTTCTTACCGAGCCACTCCTGAGAGTTCTCAGCAACAGTCTTAATGATGATATCGTCAAGCTCCTTCATTCGGGTCATGAAATCCTGAATCTCGGGATCAGTGTCAAAGGATAGATCCAACGAGTAACTCGTCTTCTTGGAGGTTTCATCAGTAAAGGTACTCAGACCAAAGGGGGCGCGCATCTTAGGAATCTCCAGCTGGAGCTTGCGGTTGTTGGAACCATTGAGGTAAACAGACTTGCCGCCATTCTTATTCTTGCGGAGCTTGGAGAAGACGACAGCGGAGGCATTGAAATCAGTCGACTGCTGAATTGAGAGAGCCATTTCTACTTTGTTACTATATACTAGCTGGTCGTCTTTAAGTATTTTCTTTGTATATTGTAAATGGGTATCTTTGCAGACTGTGGATGTGGTTGCAATGGCAAAAAACAGGAGGCGAAATTTTTGGTGTCATTTGTGGCGGCGCTACTCTTCTTTCTCGTCTCGAGTCCCGAGATGTACCAGTTGACGCGTCGACTTTTTGGAAGTTGGGTCTCGGGACCGACAGGATGCTCGAGCACCTTTGGACTTGCGCTCCACTCTGTGGTGTTCCTCCTCATCACATGGGGACTTATGAATTTTACAGCAAAGAAAATGTAAACTAATACTAATGGTAATACTAACAATACTATTGTTTCTTCTTCTTGTAATCTTGTTTTATGTTGGATACTGTACGGTAACGGGTCGTAAAATTATACCGGATTGGGTCTACTTTTGGAAAAATGGTCCAAGTGGTCCAACTGGATCTCTGAATACACCAGCTCCAGATAATAACGCACTTGGGTACTGCAACTTTGAAGGTGAGGATCTCTTCAATGAGGATGTGTACACATTTGATGGTAAAAAAGTTCCAGTGGATGTTTCTCCCATTCAATGTAGCACGTGTAATCAGTATGTGTACAAAAATGACGAAGGTTGTGTAACGTATCAATTTGACTTTCTTGAAAACACAAATGTTGACGATTCTGGTCTCCTTGATCAAATGTGCGATCCCAAGCATCCAGAGAGAAATGCAACATGTATTGAAGCGCATGGAACGTGTACGCCAAGTCTTGCACCTTCGAAAAAATGTCCATTTTAATTTATTTTTCCAAAGTAATGATTATAAATGAGGATATAAAACCCGGAGAACTTGTTGAAGTTCTTGTTGAACCCGAAGAACAAATTGCCAAGGTTCTTTCAAATGAAGGAACGTACCTTTTGGTGACATATCTTTCTCCCATTGATAAAATTTTCAAAAATGCCAAAGTTTTTTCATTTGAAAGTAAAGCAGAACGAGTCGATTTTGACAGTCTTACGACCCATCACAAAGATGTTGTCGACGTTGCAGAACTTGGCATAAAAAAAGTTCGTGTAAATATGTTTGTGTACGAAGAAGACATTGACAGTGAAAGTGAAAGTGAGGTTGAAACAGATGATTCTGACGAAGACTCTGAAGGAAGTCTCAAGGACTTTATAGTTCCAGACGATGAAGAAGTGCTTTGCAAGCCGTGTGACCACCTTGCAGTCGACGAGGCGTGGAGTTCGTGGAAACCACACAGTCCTGGTGCTATGCGATTTAAGAAGAAAGTAGATGACATTGAGAGATATATGAATCACCAGATTGATGAAAAGTTTGTTTTTAAAAAACGTGCGTGAAAAATACTTAGGAATAAAATAAACTAGTATTAAAAGATGGGTACACTTATTGATGAAGCGTGGGCATGCTTCGATCAGTTTCGTAATGAAACGCTTCCAAAACAAAAAGAAGTAAATGCAGTGTACTTTTGCAAATGTGGTGGAACCAAAGTTGTTGGTTCAGAAAATCTCCCCGTTTGCACTAGTTGTGGAGTTATTGATGGTTATTTTATTGATGAAAGTGCAGAGTGGACAAGTGGTGTGTCAGAAGGTGGTGTTGTGTCTGATCCAGCACGTTGCGGAATGCCTTCTGATACTGAATTGTTTTCGGCTCAATGGGGGGCTGGTCTTCTCATAAATGCAAAAGGTGGGAGTTATGCAGTTCGTAGAATGGCAAAAATTAGTTTTCACAGTTCAATGAATCACAAGGATCGTGCACTTTTTCATGCTTACAAGGATATTGAACTTGCAGCAATGACAAATTTGAATCTGCCAAGTATAGTTATTCGCGATGCCAAGGTGATGTATAAGAAATTTAACGCGGAAAAATTGACCCGTGGAGCTGTTCGTTGTGGTATCAAGGCGAATTGTGTTCTCACAGCGTGTAAACTTGCAAATATTCCTCGTACAACCAAGGAGATTGCAGATGCATTTGAAATACCATCAAAGGATATTTCTCGTACACATCAAATGTTTCGGGAAACTATTCTCGGAACTCCACAGGTTCAAAAAATCACCAAGCCCTATGATGTTATTATTCGAATGTTTAATGATTTCACATCGATTGATGAAACTGTAAAACGAAGAATGGCTATGAAGGGTCGTAAGATTTGCAAGCACTTGGAACCATGTGTGGAACTCATGGGTAAGACTCCAAATAGCATTGCATCTGCGGTGATATTGTACCTTGTAGGGGGAAGCATCTCAAAGCAAGAGGTGGCAACGACGTGCAAGATTTCGGCTCCGACGCTTAATAAGATTGAAGGAATAGTTAAGAAGTACTTAGAGGATAACAAGCCTGATTTGTAAATGACATCACTATTTTTGAGTACACCGTGTTATGGTGGTCAATGTCTCCAAAAGTATGCTGAAAGTGTACTTGCCCTCCAAGTCCTTGCATCAAAAGAAAACATTCAATTGTACATTGATACGATTGAAAATGAAAGTCTCGTCCAACGCGCGCGTAATGTAGCTGTAGGTCGTTTTATGCAAAAGTCTCAAGCCGAGTACTTTATGTTTATAGATGCCGATGTTCACTTTGAGCCTGAGGCTGTCATTCGTCTTATTCGTTCGGGTCACGAATTGAGTGTTGCTTGTTACCCCAAAAAATTTGTTGATTGGAATCAAGCTTCTGAAGCTGCAAAACGAGGTGATGAACGAAATATGGCTATGTTGTCTGCTTCGCTCGTACTAAACTTTGGATCTCAAAAAATTCAAGTAGTTGATGGATTTGCACCCATTCTTGATGGTCCGACTGGTTTCATGCTCATAAAACGAAGTGTTTTTGAAAAGATGCAAGTCAGGTACCCAGAACTTGATTGTGTCAATGATCACCAGAATCGCGATTTTGATACATACAATGCAGTCTTTGATTGTATGATTGATCCAGATACAAAAAGGTATCTATCAGAAGATTACGCTTTCTGCCGAAGGTGGCAACAATTGGGTGAAAAGATTTATGCGGATACTACAACAACATTGGGACACGTTGGAAATTTACCTTTTAGTGGTAAACTAAGTGAACGGCTTAAAACACAGACTGTCTAATAATGAAATGCACGTAGTAACCTGTATTGTAACTCGAAATGCAGCCATTTCAGTCAAGACGCTTCACACGTTACTCAACATAAATAAAATAAGTGGAGTTACAAATGAATTTGTTTTTATAAATGATGATTTGTTTGAGAGGCAGGCACTCCTTCTCAAAAAACTAAAACACAGTGATCGCATTGTCTGGATTGATTATAGTATTCATGTTGACAATCCATCTCTCGTAAAACTTTTTGAAAAGTTTATTCAAGGGTACCACTGTTTAGTGCTTCCATGTGTAACACCTGGTATAGACTGGGACATCTTCAAAAAGAAGATTCTATCGGGTTCTCAAGAACCAGTTTCTCAGATGGGTCTTGAGTTTGACACCAAGGTTGGTAAATCAATTGGAGAAAACTTGAATATTGTGACAGAAACAGATCCAAAGTGCTGGGCTATTGACGCAAAACACTTGTTCAAAGCACTCCGCGACAAAAAGGGTGAAGGTGTCACAGTTCCTGCCAAAGTTTCTGACATGTTTAAAAAGTTTATGGAACGAGGTGTCAAGATGTATGCATTTACAGATGCACAATTAACTGTTACATATCCACACGAGTGTCTCGGAAACATTCTTGAATCAGCTGGAGTTGGATTTGCACCAAGTTAAAAAATAAAAATACAATTTAATAAATACAAGCACATGAGTGACATAAAATCTCAACTTGTGAAGGATGGCGACTTTTGGAAAGTACTTCCCGATTCAGAACTTGAGAAGAATGTTCTTTCATTTATTTACACTTCATGGAAAAGTGACAGTGACGCCAACAGTTATTTTCCGGGACCCCAACCCATTTCTATAGAACGAATGCACTTTCAGATTCTAAAAAGGAATGACTACTTTGTATGTGAAAAATCTGATGGAGTTCGTCATCTCCTCGTGTCTCTGATGTTTCGGGAAAAAAAGTTGTGTCTCCTTGTCAATCGTGCATTTAAAATGGTTTTGGTGACACTCAACTTGCCCAAAGTTGCGTATCAAGGAACAATATTGGATGGTGAACTTGTTGACAAGACTTTTTTGGTCTACGATGCTGTAAAAGTTTCTGGGGAAAATACCATGAATGAAAATTTGGTTTCCCGACTCACATCGGCTGATGGGGTTGTAAACGGAATTCTTAAAATGAAAACTGACCCAATAACAATAAAAATAAAAACTTTTTTCAATTTGAAAAACTTTTCAACATTTTACAAGGAGTATCTTCCAACTGTTCCATACAAGGTGGATGGTCTTATTTTCACACCAGTGAACGAGCCTATTCGTACTGGTACCCATGAGACTATGTTCAAATGGAAACCGCGAGATCAAAATACAATTGATTTTCAGGCTAAAAAATGGGGAAACAAGTGGGGACTCTATGTCCAAGAAAAGGGTCGTCTCATTTTTGAGTCTGAACTGTCTCTGGATCAAGCACCGGATTGGATAACAGAAGACTGTATAGTTGAGTGTCAATACATGTGTGATAATGAACCAAGATGGTGGAAACCCGTTGGTCTCCGAGTTGACAAGAAGCACTCCAATAATCGTAAAACATTTTATAGAACTTTGGTAAACATTCGAGAAAATATCAAGATGACTGAGTTTGTTCAGTAATGTCGTATCCCATTAAGAGCTCTTGCTCCTTGTTTAAGTTTTCTTTTATAATTTTTAAAATTTCTGGAGAAAAATCAACCTTTCTTTTTGTATATTTTATATGGGGTCCTCTTTCGTATCCCATTCCAACATAATAGTCTACTCTATCAACAATTGGTCCCTTGAACTGCAAGTTAAGCTTATTTTTAATACTTGATTTGTATTCGATTGTAATTCTTCATAATTTATTAAAATAAAATTAGGTTTATCTTTCATTTCTAATAAAAATTTATTTTTTAAAAATCTCAATTCAAATATATTTGAATACTTTATTTTCAAATCAGTTGTTATAAACTGAATAAAATTCATTTAATAAAAAAACCTGGTAATTTTGTATTTTCATCAGGTATATTATGAGGAGAATTATATAAACTATGTAACCAATCGATTGGATTTCGTATGATAGCTATAGTTGCAATATTTCTTCTTAATTTAAACCAGTGTTTAAACCCACATTCCCATGTTAAATGTACATTAAAATTAGCTTTGACTAATTCTTCCAAATAATTAGTTCCACTACATCGTTCTCCTAATATAGTTATTTTTGTCATATAAAAAAGAACAACAAAATAATTGTATGAATATTTGTATACTACTTGCAGCCGGTACAAGCACACGTTTTGGGTCTATTAAACAACTGTACATTTTACCAAATGGTAAAACAGTTTTAGAAACATGCATTGAAACACTTTTAAAAGTTGTTGATAAAATTATAGTGGTGACAAATGAAAGTATTCCAAATAAAAATAGAAGAGTTATATTTGTTCCAAATTCTATAAATTGTCGATTAAAATCTATAGAAGCTGGATTGCGATACATTGAAAAACATTATTCATTATCAACTGATAAAATAGTTGTGCACGATGCTGCTCGACCATTTATTACAGTTGATCATATAAAAAAAATTTTATCTTCAAAACATGTACTTGCACAGTACTGTATGAAACTGACAAATGGACTGATTTATAAAGGTGTTCAGTGTGTTGATAGAGATGATTATATGGAGTTGTGTACACCTCTTTGTATAGATTACAAGATTTGTATGCATATTTGTAAAAATGGAGTTCCCTATGAATTCATAGATGTTATAAAACTTCCATTTGATTTAATACCTTCAACTCATAGGTATCTTCGAAAACTAACCACTCAAGATGATGTAATCTAATAAATATTAGATGGATATTCTCCACTTATTTTAAAGTTGTTTATAAAAGTGCTGTAGAGTTCCTTTTCACCTTTAAACTTGGTGCTCAACAGTTCCAGTAATTCAATATACACTTTACAGTTCTTTGTATTGTCAGCTTGATCATTTATTTTTGCAAGACCAAAATCAACAAATGAAAGTTGGTTATCAAGCACAAGAATATTTTTAATGTTGAATTCTGGATACTCAATTCCGTGAAGAGTCAACTCTTTGAATATACAAGTGATTTGTTCCTTCCAGTCGCTTGGTAAATTGAAACTGTTATACAGAGATTCGCCGAGATATTTTGTCGAAAATTGTGCATCTGATACGTTGATAATCCTGTCCAACTTTTTTAGTATACAAACTTCATTATTGAATATTTGAACATTGTCACAATGTTCTGGGTGTATCCATCGAAGAGTTTTGTTGTACACCTTGGTAATAATATCTCCGCATTTGTATGTATTAGAAGTCGAGCCATATCTATACGCCTTGTTTGTATCCGAGTGTAAAACGAAACAATCTATTATACTTGTAATGTCATTTAACAGTTTTTTAACAACTGTATCCAAATGTATTCCTTTGACACAACAGTTTATAATAATATGTAATTTTACATAAAGAGGTGTATTATTCACAAGTTCACAATCCTTTTCGACTTTTATTACTGAACAACTATTCATAATATAGTTGTAAACAACATCAAACATTATAGAATCTCGTATAATAATGTTATTGTCGTGATTGTTTACAAGTTTCATGTCTATGTATTCAAGTAATAATTCTTCAAATTCTTTTATGTAATTGCGTATAGGTTGATAATTAGGACTATTAAAAATAACATTTAAATTATTCTGTGTGTTTGAGGCAAAATTCTTTTGGTACACCGTATCTTCAATATTATAAATGTTAAGTTGATTATACAAATTTGATATTAAAACATCAATTTGATCAACTATTGGATAAACATTTTTAAATATAACAGGCATACAACTATTCTTCACAATGTAAAAATGAATTGAATGAAATGTACTTTTAAACTTGTAAAATGGTTCATCGTATTTTTCAATTATGGGCATTGCATTTAAACATATAATGTCCCAATCATCTGGAATCATTTGTATGTACTGCTGAATCTTTCCTGTATTTGAAATAAAAATGTCATCTTCTACTATTATGGTGTAATCTTTGAAATTAAGGTACCCATATATAAGCGCCTTCATATGTGCACAATAACAAGCAAGTGGACCGTCTTGTATATAAACATTGGGATCACTAAACTCTGAAAATGCATTCATAGACACTTTAGAATCAATTTTTAAAAAGTCAAAAATATATGCAATATCACCAGTGAGTTTAACTTTTTCTTTCCAATATGTTGATTTTAAATGAACAAATGTTTTCAAAGAAATTTTTTTAAATTCTTCAACACAAGAATCGTACCGCGCCTTGTCTTTTTCCATATTTATCATTATACAATTTGTATCTTCTTTGCCAAGTATCTGTACTAAATCTATTGTATCAGTACATCTATCGTTTGCAAATTCTTCATATTGTAACATTTTGACATCAGTACCCGTTGATATACCAGTATTCATGATGGCATGTATAGTTTCATCTATACAGTCTACTATCGAATTAGGAATGTTAAAATTTAATTCGCATAAAGTTTTTGATATATCATTGTGTTTGTTGTAATCTTCATAGAGTGTTATTTGATTTGTTATAAGATGATTTTTATGAATCTTTATATATACAACTGGCACATTCCTTGTAAATGTGTACATTCGAAAATATAAATCATCATTTTTCAAAATGTTTTCAGAAAGTAAAGAATAATCATAATTTATAAATTGTTCATCAAACATACTTGTATGATAGAGTATACCACCAAAACCCTCTGGAATTATATGCATAATAGGAAAATCACTTGGAATATTATAATCATTCTTAATAAATCGCTTCAAGTCAAACATTCTTGCACCTGAACATATTATGCATTTATGCTTTGAATACAAGTACATGTACGTGTCAAGAAAAGTTTTTTCATACTCATGATCATCATCAATTGTAATTATAACAGAATCTGTATACGTTTTCAGAGCTGGTATCAACTTTCTATATGGTCCTATATTAGATGTTTTTGTAAAATAAAGAGGAATTTGAGAAAAATTGACAAGTTGTATTTCATTGTCAAATTCTTGTATAACAGTTTCTGGAATACCTTTATCATAAAGAAAAGGATCAGTTGAATAAAAAATATGTATAGAATCCGGGCGTAAAGTCTGATTAAAAATACTTACTATAGTTTTTTTCAATAAATCAAGTCTCGAATCAATTGTTGTTAGTGACACTACTAACATTATTCATATAATGTAGATAATCTTTAAGTGGAACTTCTAAGCACAACTTAGTTCCAAACTCATACTTGTGAATAAATTGACTTGATTTTAAAATTTCCATGTAATCGGCGCCATAATTTATTTTTAAAAAGTAATGAGGATCATTGGGAACTGAAACTACAAGATTAACAAAATCTGTTTTGACACTCGGGAAAAAGGAGGAAGAATTCCACTCCTTGTCAAAGAATAATAGTTTATCACCCATTTGTTTGAATACAAACAAGTCAACAAAAGGCCAGTTGTACACATCATTTTTATTTTTTAGATATTGTTGATGTGTTTTATTTTCAATTGGAATAATCTTGTCTTTGAAACAAAATTTTAACAAAAAGTTTTCACGGTTATAAAACACAAGTTGATTTTTATATTTTTTATATATAAGAGGTATCTTTTCAAGTATTGTATCATCAACTAATAAATCTATATCATCATCCCATGGTATAAATCCATTGTGACGAACATGACCCAAAAGTGTACCTGATATAAGAAAGTACTTTATATCAAACTTGTCAAGTATTTTTATAGTTATTTTCAAAAGTTCAACAGCAGTTTTTTTGTGTTTTCCAAAACCCACATCTTCACTAAAATATCTGGAACCATTCATATTATTATAAAGTGTTATTTTTTTAATTAACGAGCAAGTTGGTACGCAACCAATATCAGTTTTAAGTAGGAAATAACACAGATAAAAAAATGAAACTCAGGTACTTCAAGAAGAAATGAAGGAAATCTTTGAAAAAATCAACCCACTTTTTCAAAAGTTTCAAAATGAACAAAATATTGAATTCGAGATGCGTCTCGGAAAAATAAACCGCGGGTCCTTTGACACAAATGTTGGCAAGGAGACCTTTGATAAGATTCTTCGAGCTCTCAAAAAGTATCAAGGCTGGGAAAGTGTCAAATGTACCAACGATGTTGCCTACTATCAAGACAATATACGACTTGTAATTAATGACGATACTGAAGAGTGCACTCAGGTTATCAAAGAAAAACTGTGCAAGGTGGATAATACACTTCAGGGACCACTTGATGTTCGTTTTGCAGTTGCCCGCGAGACTCCTTTTCAAAAAGAGGAGATTGAGTTTACATCTGCAAGACAAAGGCATCGTGAATCCTTTGTGCGTAAAAATTTATCAATTGACATGACTATTATTTCGGGTAATCCAACTGATTTAGATTCTGAAGAAGAGCAGTCCTACCAAATTGAGTTTGAAATTATTAATCCAAAACTTGTGAGAGACATTGACACTTTGTACAATATTATTCACAAGGTTCAAGATGTTTTGAATATTTTACCTGGGACCGCGCATTAAATTGTTAAAGTTTTCATCTGTGTTACTGCCCGCTGACCGAGCATTTAATCGGTTCACAACTTTTTGACCAAATGCAAGTTTAAACTTGTCAACACTCTTCTTGAGTGGCACACCAGTCTTGCTCCTCTTTATGCTTCCATTTTGAAGAGCGCGACCAATTGCATTCATGAGTTCATCGATGTTGCGGTTTGTCGCATCACCATTTGTCATAATCATGAGATCCTCCTTGACAAGATTTCGGGACAAGCGCGCCTTGGCATTGACAACATTCTGCGCCTTGGACCGAGTGAGTTCCTTCTCCTTGCGCTTCTCCTCCTTGAGCGCCTTTTTGCGGTTCTCCTCCGCCTTTTTGCGATTCGCCTCGTTACGAATCTTTTGATTTGCGAGCGCTTTGACACGATTTGCCTCCAAACGGTTACGTTCCACCTTGTTCTTGTTAAAATTGGCTTGGAGACGAGCTCGTCGAGTGGTTGAGAGCTCTTCAATGAGTTTGCAAATGGCTGTCTTGTCCATCTCGAGGTCGACAGCTCCTCCAAGTGCGCGAGCGAATCGAACAAGAGTGTCCCGTTTGTATGTGGAACACATTCGGCTTCCGAGACGAAGATTCTTGTTTCCCCCTGAAATAACCTTGCCAGCCGCCTTGACATTGACATTTGGCAATTTGCTTGCATCTTTTATCAGATTACACAGGATTGGTTTTGTGAGTTTGGCGGGAAGTGCAATGTGGAGCCTTCGAGCCATGTCCACCAGAGCCACCTTGGTATATCTGAGGCACTGACGAGAATCAATCTTGAATCCACTTTTATTGTTTATGTACACCCGAACATTTGGAGATTTGTGTGAAACATTGACCGGCTTGTTATTTGTGTTGAGACCAATTCCGAATAAAGTTCGAACTGCATTGGGAACACGAACACCCGCCTTGTTGTACGCACCCGCCACTTTGTTTCGAGAGTACTCCAGACTGCTTGGAACTGTGTAGCAGCATGGCTGTCCCTGGGGATTTGGCTTTATGTAACACCCAGCCTTGGTGCAGGTACCAGAATAACTGTAAGGATTTGGTCGGCGACCAACCGGGCACGTTGTCCCTCGGCGTGTCACGTTTGGAGCAGGTAAGTTGTCAAATCGACGAGCCGCCTTGGTGTTCTTTGGTTTCACGAGAACACTATTTTGAGCCCCGCTCTTTGGAACAATCATAAAGTCATTGTCCTTCAGAGCCTCAAAAAACTCTTTAATTACTCGGAAAGCGGTGCGTACATCAGATGTTCCTTGAATTTGGATAACACCACTTCCAGAGATGATGATGGAAAATTTCTCTTCACCTTTGGTGAATGTAATGTACAAAAATTTAGACTTTTTTGTTTCGTACTTGGCGATCACCTTGTAGTCTCGCTTGAAGTAGGAGAGATCCTTTTCACTGAAAATGTCATGAATCAGACTTGTTTTCAGTGGGAAGCCAACACGAAACTCAGCCGTCACATTGTTGAGTGTGATGGGAATTCGTGTAGGAACTTTGTAATAGTGTTTTGAGAAAAAGTTGAGGAGTCTTCGCGGTTGTTCATCATCGGAATAACTTCCCGAAAATCGAATCTTGCCAGACTTGTAAAAGGAGAAACTTGCCCCTTTTGTTTCACCACCAGTCGTCACCTTGACTTGGAAATCAGCACTCACAAATGGTTTGGTGCTGTTTCCAACGAGACCGTATTCAGAGGTGAATTTTACCGCAGTCTTGAACTTTCCGTATCGAACTGTGCACTCCGTCACCTTGATTCCATCTTCTTCAACAAGACCTTCATCTTTTACTTTATCCAGAATGTCTCGAATTGGGATAGGCGCACCGATATCAACAACTGCATTATAGAGACCGGTCGAGAGACGTGAAAACTGAAGATCAAGTCCCTTTAAAAAGGTTTGTCTCGGACCAAAGTAGTCCCGTTTGTACTCGGCAATCATGTCAGCTGGATTTCGATCTATTTTTTCACGCAGATACTCTCGAAAACGCGTACGAGGAAGCCCGAGTGGCTCACTCGTACTAATAATATGCAAAAGCGTTTTTACATCCTGATCAGGTTCCCCTGCCATCTTTGTTATTTCGTGATATTTTTATTCGTGGGCTATCGGTATTGAGAGCTTTGCTATCTGTTTTAAATATCATCATTTGCTATTTGGAGACCACCAATCGTCTCCTCTTTGACATCAACTCCAAAGACGAACGAGGTGGCTGAATATGCTTGCCCCTGATAGACCCTTGTCTCTGTACGCACTTCCAGATTCTTGGAACTGAAAGGTCCCGCGTAAAAGTCTGGATTGAACTTGAACTTGCCCAAGTTGTTCTCCGAACAGTGTTGATTGAACAAGGTGATGAAAATCTTCTGGGGACAACAGAGATCTGGACCGTATCGCAGCTTTTCCGAAGCCAGAAAGTTCTGGAGACTGTTTGTCACCATTGCCACCTGTTTCTGGATTGTTTTGAAGTATTCGGGAACAACATTCCAGATATCTTGATCGCTGTACTTTTGTGCAAAATCAAGATACGCCCGGATACACTTGAGAAGAATGGCTGGAAGTTCCTTGTCCAACTTGTCATCAAGATGAGGATCCGCTTCTTGGACCTGCTTTCCAAAGTTGAAAGCCAAGAGACGACGCAGAACACTTCCGGAGTTGTCCTTCCAATTGGGAACTTCGTTACCACCAAGAACACCAGGTGTCTTCCACTCGACTGATTTCGCTTTTTCATACTTGCATGCAATAGAAATGTCTTCACCAGACACCAGAGACTGAAACTCAGCCTGTTCGAGACACAAGTCTCCTTTGACCTCTGGAGCTATGAACATGAAACCGTCATAAATCGAGGACAACCCAAACTTTCGCTCAACATTGTTGGAAAGTGTGCGAACATCTTCAGACTCGTAAAACTTTTTGAAAACTTTTGTAATAATTGTCGACTTACCAGACTTGGCAATACCCTTGAGGAATGGAATAATTTGCCACCCGTCAATATCACCAACATCAAAGCACATCTTCCCACCCATCACATACATCCACTTGGCAACATCCATCTCAAAGTTTTGATACTCGAGAATAGCCTGGAAATGAGGCGTTGGAATGTCCCACCAGTCTTCTACGTGATCAAAGTGGTTGAAATTCTTGTCAAAATACTTGGCACTCACAATGGTTGGATCGAGGCATCGGAACTCGGCACTTTCATAAGGGTAAAAACGGCAAATGTGCTTTCCAGTTTTTGTACTCCACTCCTTACCAACAAAGAGACCGTTATTGAACGACCAAACATTACGATTCTTTTTGATTTCAGGAAACTGAATATCTTTAGAGTCTTGAAGAAACTTGATTGATTCGCGAGCATTACCACCCCGAGCAGTCAGATTCTTCCAAGCGGCGTACCGAGTCTCCTTTTGGGCGTAACTGTACACAAACTCTTCAATTGTGCACATTGGCTTCCACGCCTTGGTGTGGTACATGTCAACCGTGTAAATCTGTTTACAGCATTGACCCTTGTACTTTCGGATATTCTTGATGTATGTCTCATTCAAAAGCGCCAGAAGAAGTTCCTGGAATGGAGACAGGTCTCCTTCTTCGCTCGTCATAGTCGTACACCTAAAAAGCGAATTATTCGCATCGGGGTCTGCACACGCCAGAGTCGGGTGATTGATTCGTTCAAATTGACGGGCGTATCGAAACACTGTTTCGTAGGCGTCGTCAGACATATCAATCAGACGGTTTATCCTGGTTGCAATTTTAAACTCATTTCCGTTAATGTCCTGAGATTCCTCCTCTGCAACTTCCAGAGCCACTGCACGGTGATACATTTCACCAAGAGCACGCTGTTTGCGACGATGCTGATCGGATACGCGTTCTATATCAAGTTCACGAGGTAAACCACACGAATCAAGTTCAGCTTCATTGTAAAATTGTTTGAAACCATTTGTAATAGGAATCCATCTGTCGCCTTTGCAGTTCAAGCACCAGTTGGTTTCAAGTTGAGAAATAAACGTTAGTAACTGATCTTTGTCAAGGGACTGCACCTGTGATTTTAAAAGTTCCAGACGAGAATCATCGTTGTTGTCATCTGGCTTGAGGTAGTGAACCTCGGTCTTTGCCATTTTATATTATCTGAGATCTTTTTTTCTAAGTGGCTTTTGAAATTGAGAGCACAGTTTACTTATTATGTGCTTCATTTGTTTATGTTACTGATGAGACTTTGTTCCATCGATTACTTGTCCTTTGACAGTTGGGTCAGGATCTTTACAAGAATCTTGTTTTGCATCTCCATGTGTTTTGAAATTGTCACCAGTGCAGTACAGATGGTCTGTCCATCCTCAGTGGATAAGAATGGTTCCAGCACGGCTCCGAGGTCAAAACCCATTTCATCTTCATAATCTCCATCCTCGAGTTCCTCTCCATCCTCTCCAAGATCAATCTCCTCTTCATCTTCAGCAGGTTCGGGTTCAGATTTCTTTGGTGCCATTTACAATGTACCTGGAAAAAAGTACCTCGAGTTTTGCGCGAACTCAGGACATCCAGCCAAAAATAAAATCTTGGCATATAGTAAAATGGCTGGAGGACTTATGCAACTTGTCGCATACGGTGCACAGGATGTGTACCTTACCGGAAACCCCAAGGTTACCTTTTTCCAGGCTGTCTACAAGCGCCACACCAACTTTGCAATGGAGAACATCCAGCAGACTGTGAACGGTTCCGCCACTTCCAGTGGTCGCGTGTCTGTGACTGTTGCCCGTAACGGCGATCTCATCGGAGAGATGTACATTGATCTCCAGGCTAAGGATTTCTCTTCAACTGTCTCTGGTCTTGGTGAAGATATTGATTCGTGCTGGCTTGCTGAGCGCTCTATTAGCGACATTGAGCTGTCCATTGGTGGTCAGCGCATTGACAAACACTACCAGCGCTGGTGGCGTCTGTACTCGGAGCTTTATTACTCCGAGGCTAAGAAGGCAAACTACGGCAAACTCACAAGCAACCCCCTTGGTGAGATATACGCATCCTCTGGTAACAATGGATCCGCCACTGGTCAGGTTATCCTCCCCCTCCTCTTCTTCTTCAACCGCAACCCCGGTCTCTACCTTCCCCTCATTGCTCTCCAGTACCACGAGGTTCGCCTTGATTTTGATCTCTCCAGCCAGTACAGCGATTGCTTCAACCAGACTTTCAATGTGTGGGGCAACTACGTGTACCTCGACACAGAGGAGCGTCGCCGATTCGCCCAAAAGGGTCATGAGTACCTGATTGAGCAGGTGCAGCACACAGGCACTGACAGCCTCAATGTGCCCAACCCATCTCAGAATAACTCCGGATCTCAGATTCGTCTGTCTTACAACCACCCCGTCAAGGAGCTCGTGTGGTGCCTCACAAACTCATCTGGTTACCTTGGCAAGCAGCTATGGGACTTCTCGTCTAACGCTGCCACAGATAATATGGCACTTCTTACAACACGGACTGCCTATTCTGATATTGGTCTGTTTGGTTCGAATGCATACGCAGTTCCTATGGGTTTCGGAACTGGTGCTCCCCTACTTGTTGGTGGTGGACATTATTTCATCGGTGATGTGGATCCAGTACAACACGAGATTGCTACACTTACAGAGCAGGGTCTACCAGGTGAGGGACAGGAGGTTGGTCCCCTTGCATCCTTCCGTGTCATCCTCAACGGTCAGGATCGCTTCAAGGACCAGTCTGGCAAGTACTTTAACCAGGTTGAGCCCATGTGGCACCACACCGGCAACCCTTACCCAGGTATCTACTGCTACTCGTTCGCCCTCAAGCCCGAGGAGCACCAGCCCACAGGTACCTGCAACTTCTCTCGTATTGATAACGCCCAAGTCGATGTCCGCATCAAGGCTAATATCGACACCGGTATGGCTGCCAATACACTTGAGATGTACGCCGTCAACTACAACGTGCTCCGCATCCAATCCGGTATGGGCGGTCTCGCATTCTCCAACTAGAAAGGTACGCAATTAGGTACCCATAAAATAAAAAGTCTCGCTTTAGCATTATCAGAGTGCAAAGCACCAATAAAATGTAAAAAACACACATTTTTTACATTTTATATTAGCAATATATAGTGATGTGCGATAGCGCAAATATAATGAACGAAATAGAAGTGGATTATTGTTGTGGTCCATGTACAGGAGGTGGTGGAGGAGGAAATGGGGCTACAGGAGCCACAGGTCCAAGTGGACCACCGGGAGCCACAGGATTTGATGGCGCAACTGGAGCCACTGGATTTGATGGCGCAACCGGAGCCACTGGATTTGATGGCGCAACTGGAGCCACTGGATTTGATGGCGCAACCGGAGCAACTGGATTTGATGGCGCAACCGGAGCCACTGGATTTGATGGTGCAACTGGAGCCACTGGATTTGATGGCGCAACTGGAGCCACTGGATTTGATGGTGCAACTGGAGCCACTGGATTTGATGGTGCAACTGGAGCAACTGGATTTGATGGCGCAACCGGAGCCACTGGATTTGATGGTGCAACTGGAGCCACTGGATTTGATGGCGCAACTGGAGCCACTGGATTTGATGGTGCAACTGGAGC